CCGAGGAACTGAAGGCTAACGCAAAAAGCAAAGGTTGGGATAAGAACGCTGTTGAAAGTGTTTTGTATAAAAAAGAAGTTAGCTTGCAGGATAAACAGATAGAAATCACCAAAGACGAAAGGGAAGGCATAGAAAGGCTGCAGGGGGAAGGTTTGGTAAAGATATGGGAGTGCTATTGCTGGTATGATTTAAATAACGACGGGATAAAAGAAAAATGCGTTGTAACAGTAGCGGCGGATTTTGACAAAGTGTTGCGAAAAATTACCCTTCCGTTTTATTCCGGAAAGTTTCCGTTTGTTAAACTTTTCTATGAACTTACTGACGATAGATGGTTTTCGCATAGAGGAATACCTGAACTTATTGAAGATATAGTTAAAGAAATAGATATTCAGCATATGCAGAAGATAGATTACGGAACTATGACAAACGCTCCTATGTATATCTTTAGGGCTGGGCAGATAAACAAAAACGCTATGCAGTTTGTATTCGGGCAGGGAATACCTGTTCACGGTATGCAGCAGCTTGACGATATATTGAAACCTTTGCAGCAGCATAATTCTAACATTGATTTTTCTTATGAACGGGAACAGATGATGCTTGAGACAAAGATAGAAGAACTTATAGGGCAGATAGATTTTACTTTGCAGTCAATGATAAATAAGCGCCAGCCGAGAACATTAGGCGAGGTGCAAATGCAGTGGCAGAACCAGCAAATGGTATTTTCTCTTGACAGCGACATTGTAAGAACACAGTTTGAGGAGTTATTTAACTGGATATGGAATTTATGGTGTCAGTATGGCGATGACGAATACGAGTTTGCCTATTTCGGCAGGGAAGGGTGGGAAAAGATAAAGCTTTCAAGAGAAGAAGTCCAAGGCAAATATAAAATAACAGTAAGAGGCAACGACCAGAATACTAATCCGCAGTTAAGGATACAGAAAGCCCAAATGATACTTATGGCTCAGCAGAATCAGGTAGCAATTCAGGCAGGGGTAATAACTCCGCAGAATTTGGCTAATGCTTACAAGAGGCTATATCAGGAATTGGATATACCTAACTGGGAAGAGCTTGTTACAATGCCACAACCTCAGCCTCCTAAGACAGCTCCGATATTTAGGCCGAGGTTTAAGGACTTGACAGACGCAGAAAAAGCCCAGATACTTGCTCAGCTTGGAATACAGCCTGATATACAGGGCAGGGCTTTGGAGAAAGAAAAAGAATTGCAAGGGGAAGATTTAGACCAGTTGGCAAAAGTGGCTGATATGATAGGAGGTGCTGGAATTGGCGGAGAATAATTACAGAGACGAACTTGTAAAAAGAATAGCGGATTGCCAAATTGTTATATCCGATTTAGAGAAATCTCCTGCCTGGGCTGTTGTGGTTAGCGATATGCAGAGGCAGAGGGAACTTCTTGATAATACTTGGCAGGATATAATTGACGAGAAGAAATTACAGAAAGCCAGAGAGTTAAAACTTGCTGTTATGCATATTTTAAGTTTAAAGAACAAGTATGCAGAGGAACTTGCTTCTTTGCAAAAACAGCTTGAGGAAAATGATAATCCAGAGGAAATTGTTTCTAAGGATTATGATAATGAAACTATAACCGAGGAGGGTTGATATGGCTATAAGCAAAGAGCTTATTAAAAAGCAGGCAAGCAAAAAGAAATGGATTCAATCTGCGATAGGTAAGAAAGGTGCTTTGCATAGGCAGTTAGGAATACCTGAGGATAAAAAAATTCCTGTTAGCAAACTTCTCAGCATAAAAAGCAAACTTTCTAAGAAAGCAAAAGGCGACAAGAAACTTACAGCGTCAGAACTTAAGTTGTTAAGAAGGGTAAACTTAGCGTTAAAGTTAAGGAGTTATTAAATGCCAGCTGTATCTGAAAAACAAAGACGGCTTTTTGCTGCGGCTTATTCCGCTAAGAAGTCTGGTAAGCCTAAGCCAAAGTATGTTCCTGATTCTATATGGAAACTTCCGCTTAGTAAACTTGAGGAATTTATGGTTAAGAAAAAGGTGTTCAAGAGAAAAGTTGACCGCAGTATGCACGATTATGGGGAGATAAATTACTCTAAGAAAATAATAAGAGTTAACCCGAGAAAAGGCGATTTGCTTAATACAATAATACACGAAGAACTTCATAGACAATACCCTAATAAGCCTGAGGCTTGGATTAAAAAGAAATCAAAAAAGAAAGAAGCTAATCTTACAATATCACAAGCAATAGGGATTATGAAGCGGTATATGAAGCAAAGGAGGAAGAATGCCAACTGATACTACGGTAAATACAGCAGAAGCAAATTATTTATTACCTAAAGATTTTCTGCTTAATTTCTATGCTGCAATACAAGGAGAAGCAGAGGGGCAAGATAAAGAACTTAAAAAACTATTTGCCAGTGCTTATCTTAACAGAATAGGCAAAAAAGAATGGGCTGATTCTGATTTAAATACATTGCTTGTTAATACTTTTGACGCTGCTAAATTGCAGAACAATCCTTATAGATGGGCTTTGTCTGGGAATTTTCCCAATAAAATATCAGAAGATGATTTTAAAGAAACAATAGCGGCAATAGCCCCGATTATAAAAAGTGGCAAGATACCTTATGATGTAGAGTTTGTTATGACTAAAAAACGGTATAAACAAATAAAGAAAATGTCTAAATCAAAAAGGCCGTTAAATTTGGATTTACTTAAGCCTACTGTTGAAGTAGGAGATTTCATAGGGCTTAAGTATAAATAAATTTTCCCAACCTGAGGGTTAGAAGGAGGAGGTTTCGTATGGGTATTGAAGAACAAGGCGTAAAACCGGAAGAGCAGGAATCGCCGACTGCTCAGCAAGAGGGTGTAAACGAAATTCCTGCAGACACCCAGCAGGAGGGTAACGCTAATATTCCAGAACAGGGGCAAACCCAAGAGCAACCCTTTCTTGAGGGGGGTAATCCTCAAGTAGAAGAAGTTGATGAAATGGGTGTGCCTTACAAAAACAGATTTATGGAATATAAGCGTAAGTATGAAGAGCTTAATCAGAAGGTGCAGACTTTGGAGCAGCAGCTTTCTCAACCGCAGACAGCACAGCAGAGGAAATACACTATCCAGGAGTTGGAGGCTTACGCCCAGGCTAATCCTGAGTTCAGACCTTGGGTTGAGGAGGAGAAGGCAAAAATCCTGAAAGAGGAATTGCTTAAGGCTACCGAAGAAAAAGTTAAGCAAGCGGAGGCTCAAAGAGCCGCTGAGATTAAAAGGCAGCAGGCTTTGCAGTATGTAATAAACAATTACCCTGACGCATTCAAAAAGAGTGCTGATGGAAAGATTGTTGATTGGAATCCTGCGCATCCGCTTACTAAACAAATCGGTATCTTAATGCAAGACCCAAGATTTGCCAATGACCCTGAAGGGTTAATAGCCGCAGCAGATATTGCTTATGCAAGGTATATGCGGCAGCAGACTCCGAAAATCCAGGCTCAAATAAAGCAAGTATCTATGGAGAACAAACAACTTCAGAAAAAGACTTTAGTTGAAGGCGGAAGTGCCCAGCCTCAGGAAAGTGCAACTCCTGTGCGTAAGACGATTGAGAAAGTTCGCCAAACAGGAAGCATCAAAGACGCTTCTCAGGCTATGAAGGAAATCTTCAAAGCAAAAGGCGTCTTAGAAGAATAAACACTCTAAGGGGGTGAGACACAATGGCACAGGCCTACACTTACGATGATGGAGCATTGCGTGAGGATTTATTGGATGTGCTTACTAACCTATCCCCTACTGAAACTCAGTTAGTCAGCGGATTAGGAACAAGCACAGCCAATAGCATTCTGCACGAATGGCTTACCGACACTTTAGGGAGTGTAAAGACAAATGCCTATGTAGAAGGCGTTGACGCTTCTTATCCGGCGTTAACAGACCCTACAAGGTTGTTTAACTACACTCAGATTTTTAGACAGGGGTATCAGGTTTCTGATACTGAAAGAGCAGTTAATACCGCAGCTTTCAATGATAGGTTTGCTTATGAGGCGACCAAAGCATTGAAAATGCTCAAGAACGATATGGAATACGCTGTTATGCGTGGTTCATTAGCTTGCGCATCTGGTTCTGCGGCAAGAATGCTCAAAGGTATCAAAAACTGGCTGTCTCTTGTAACTTCTCAGTCCGGCGTCAGTTTGTCTGAGGAAATTCTCAATGATTACCTTGAGAATGTTTGGAACAATGGAACAGAAGTTAACGCAATCTATGGCGGTATGTATATGAAACGGAAGATTTCCGGTTTCACTGCTGGGGCAACTAAGCAGGTCAGCATTACAGACCGCAGGTTGGTTAACGCTGTTGACATTTACGAGGCAGACGCCGCAAGAATGGTTAAACTTTTCGCCCATAGGTATGTTACTGTATCTGGCGATACCAACTATGATTTGGTTGGTATAAACGAGGATTTGTTCAAGATTGCTTATCTTCGTAAGCCATTTACAAGGGAGCTTGCCAAAACAGGCGATTCCACTAAGGGCGAGGTTATTACCGAAGCCACTTTGGAATGTTTACACCAATCTGGCGGTTTTTGGGCTCAGAAACATCTGTAAACCAAACTCAAGGGGGTGTTATGGTTAAAAAGAAAAAAGCAGCGAAGAAAAAAGTAGCCAAGAAAAAGGTTGCTAAAAAGAAGGTTGCTTCTAAGAAAAAGAAAAAGTAGGCTTACACGGGGAGGGTTTCCCTCCCCATAGCCTTTTTTAAGGAGATGTATGTTAGTAAAAACAAACAATAAGTGGGAAGCAGTAAGGGCGATAATAAACACATTGCTTAAAGACCAACAGATGTATTGCAATTGGTGCGGGCAGCCATTTACTCCTTGGGATTTTCCTTGCTGTGAAAACCCTCAGGTTGGAACTCATGCAACACATATTAAGAATGTTATAGAGCAGAATAGATTTATAAAGGATTCAAGAAAAAATGAATTTGCTTCTACTGAAGATAAAAGTTTACGGTGGGGTATTAGTTTACCACCTAAATTTTTCAAGGAATTATGTGACGCTTTTGAAAATATATATGGAGAAAAACTTCTAAAAGATAATAAGGATTTACATGCTTTTATGAAGGAATTTCCACAATTTTGCGTATGCGAAAAAGTATGAAGAAAAAAGTAAGATGTTATAAT